CTAAACGATTGTATGGAATATGATCAGCCATTATTGGATTTATATTTAAATTTGGAATCAATTTGTTTGAAAAAAATACAAAATTTGAAAAATCCATTTCATAAATACCTTGGCAAAGAGGATCATTTCCAAAATCAGGTAATGACTTATTTAAAAACTGCATATCCAAGAGTATTTTCCATTCACGTTCCAAATGAAGGTAAGAGATCGCCATTTGAAAGATACAAGTTTAAATTTCTTGGAGGGGTTTCCGGGGTTCCTGATGTATTAATTTTTCATCAGAAAGAAGATAAATCAGGATTAGCGATTGAATTAAAAGTCGGCAGCAATAAGCCAACGGAAAACCAAATTAAATGTTTGAATAAACTGAAAGGCAATGGTTGGGAAACAATTTGGTCAAATGATTTTGATGAAGTGAAAAACGAAATAGATAAATATTTGAAAAAATGACAAAACGTTTTTATTATTCCGAAGAAAAACAAAAGGTATCGTTAAAAAATGATCATTCAATTAATGATGATAAATTTGAATACATTGGATTGGTTACAGTAAATGAGTTTAATTTATTGTTGGATATTCTTTTTGTAAAATATGGCGACGATGATATTTCTTTGGAGAATATAGAAAAATGTTTTGGCGATTTTAGAACATATATAGACAAGTTGAAAAAAAAATAGTTTATCTTTGTCTCATCGAGTTGAGGCGATGACACAATATTTTTTTTCTATTATTACCTGAACCGGGTTCAAAATTCCTCAACGTTTTGTTCCCGGTTTTTTTTACAGATAAAAAATGAATAAAATTATAAAACCGAAAAAATTCGACAATTTTACGATCATCCCAAGTGCTATATTTCGACAAAAAAATATATCAATGGGAGCAACGGGATTGTATTGTTGGTTGTTTTCCCATCAATCTGATTTTGATATGTCCGTTGAATACATCAGAGGACACTTCAGAGAGGGCAGAGATGGGGTAAATTCGAAGGTAAATGAATTAGTGGGGTTTGGATACCTCGAAAAAATTAAGATGCGTAAAAAGGGCAAATTTTACGGTTACAATTATATTTTGTCAGAAAAGCCGATTAAAAAACCATATACGGATAAACCGAAAACGGAAAAGCCGTATACGACACCGAGTACGGCAAAACCGTCGACGGTTAGACCGAAATCGGCGAATCCGATACAAAGTAATATTAATACTAATATATCTTATAATACTAAAAGTAATATTAATAAAAGTAATGTCCAAGATTCCAATTTCAGCGATAAAGTCAAAGAATCATTGGACTATTTTATTGATTTGTTTCCTGATCGATTTAAACCAAAAGGCGAAAATCAAAAAGTAAAATGGTTGCAAACTTTGTCAAGATTGGAAAAGTTGGATGGTTATGATGTTAGGCGTGTTTATTATATAGTTAAAAAGGTCAGAGACGATGATTTTTGGCGAGATAATTTCTTTTCGATACACAAGCTAAGGGACAAGAATAAGAACGGAATTAAGTACATCGATTACTTTGCAGAAAAATTTGGAAAAAACATATTTTAGAAAAAATGGAAGAATTTAAATTAAACTTAGAAAAACAGATTTATCAAAACTTAAATCGTGACAAGGATTTAAACAAATTATTCCGCCCGGATAAGATTGGTAAATGTTCAATGCTGTTTGATAAATTCAAAAAAACAGTTGAAATTCAAAATAAAAACACTTGGAAGGTATTTTATTTGAAGCAATCAAATGTGATGGCGTTAAAAAATATTGTGGATTACATTCAGAATAAACATTTATTGAATTTCACAGATGCTTCAAATTATATGATTTACCGGGTAGTTGGTCAGACTTGGAATGGAATGGTAAATGAACATCGTATAATTGATAAATTAAAAGAAAAACATCCATTGTTTATTTTTAAAAAATCTAATTATGAAACGGATCAAAACTACTTTACAGATATTGAAGTTTTTTTAGGGCAAAAATTGATTTTAGGTATTCAAATAAAACCGATTTCTTACAAAAATATGAATACGGATTATCAGATTCAGGCGAAAAAAAACCATCAAGAACAAGCGGAGAAATATAAATTGAAAAATAAGGTCAATCATTTAATCTTATTTTATGATAAAAATACTTTGCAAAATTATTCCGATTTAAAGATTTTATTGAAAAAATATTTATAGTTTTAAAAAAAAATAATATGTCAGAAACAAAAACAGATCCAATAGTTGAAGCGGTGGTCAAAAAATTCCAAGACAGGAGTAAAGTTGGAATCAAAAAATACGGAACAACATTGGCGGAAAGTAAAGAGGGTTTTATGCCATTTTTAAACCATCTTCAGGAGGAGTTGATGGATGCAATTTTATATATTCAAAAACTAAAATCAGAAACAAAATGAAAACAAAAATTATTTTTATGATAGTAATATTACTATCATCGTGCAACATTGAGCAGATTAACGATTTGACAGAATCAATCGAAAACTTACAAATTGAAATTAATGATTTGAAAATTGAAATTGACAGTCTAAATTCTGATATTGATAACTTAGAATATAGTGTAAACATCATAGAGCAAATACAAGAGATTAACTACGCAAATCTGCAAAATCAGATAACTATTTTAGCAGAAACCATTGATGATAACCAAACAGTATTTCAAAGTCAATTAAACGCATTGAATGACTTGGTAGTGGTGTTGTCAGCACAATTTACAGAGCAACAAGAATTGATTGATCAAATTGAAATCAACCAAATAACATTGGAATTAGAATTTGCACAAAATTTGGAAAACTTACAGAATATTATAGATGGTCAGGTTTCCGATTTAAATTCACTGATTACATCCGGGCAGCAAATAACAGATTCATTTTTGGAAGAACTGCAAAATCAAATAAGTGATTTAGTCGAATTAACAACCGAACAAGCTGAACAGATTACCCAATTACAGGAAACATCTTCAGGGGGTTCAAATCCGTTTATAATGTCATTAGTGGTAACATCTAATAACGATGAATGGGGAACGGTTTCGCAGAGTTCAGGTCAATATCCATACGGAACTCAATTAACGTTAACTGCGATCCCAAATACAGAGAAAGGATACAGATTTGTCAGATGGGTTGGAGTGCTTACAAATTCAACACAAAATCCATATAATATCACAATTACGAGAAATCAAGTGATTGAAGCGATATTTGAGCGTAGATTTGTAATTCCATAGAAATGAAAATAACAAACGAAGATAATATGAATCTGATGGCAAGGTATGAAGATAATTACTTTGATCTTGCTATTGTTGATCCGCCTTATGGTTTAGGTAAAAAAATTTATAGTGGTGGCAATAAAGGATGTAAATTTCATACTTTATTTGGAGATAACAAATGGGATGATAATGTTCCCCCAAAAGAATATTTTGACGAACTTTTTAGAGTATCAAAAAATCAAATAATATGGGGAGGTAATTATTTTGATTTACCACCAACAAGAACAATAATCTGTTGGGATAAAATGAAAGGAGATAATAACTTTTCGATGTGGGAGATGGCGTGGACATCATTTTACAAACCTGCAAAAATATTTAGACAATCATCAATGGGCGAAAGAATACATCCAACACAAAAACCTGTTAAACTTTACGAATGGCTTTTAATAAAATACGCAAAAGAAGGCGATAAAATATTAGATACACATCTTGGAAGCGGAAGCATTGCGATTGCTTGTCATAATTTAGGTTTTGATTTAACTGCTTGTGAGTTGGATGAAGATTATTATAATGCAGCAATAAAAAGACTAAAACAACATCAATCTCAAATGAGAATGTTTTAAATTTATATCAGAAAAAAAATAGAAAAAAAATGAAAGAATTCGTTGAGGTTGGGATTCATCCCATTGGTAATTCGGACAACCAAAAATTAAAATGTCCGAAATGTTCTGAAAGTCGTAAAAACAAAAATGATCGCCCGTTATCCATTTCATTATCAAAGGGATTGTATAATTGTCATAATTGTGGGTGGAGTGGTAATGTAAAATTCAAAGCAAAAAAGGATTTTATAAAGCCGATTGAAACGATTTTACCATTATCAGAAAAGGTAATCAGTTACTTTGAATCAAGAGGTATCAGTAAACCAACTTTGGACAATTGGAAGATTTCGGAATCAATTCAATTTTTTCCATCAGCCAATAAAAAAATGACTGCGATAAATTTCAACTATTATCGTGATGGAGAATTAACCAATATTAAATACAGATCAGCCGGGAAGGATTTTAAAATGACATCAGGGGCAGAACTTATTTTTTATGGATTGGACAAAATCAAAGATTTAAAAACAATTTACATCGTGGAAGGCGAAATGGATGCTTTGTCTGTTCACGAAGCAGGTATTTTTTCGGTTTGTTCGGTTCCAAATGGGGCATCAAAAGGAAATCAAAGGTTGGAATATCTTGACAATTGTTGGAAGAACTTTTTAGGAAAAGATATAATACTTTGTACAGATACAGATGAAGCGGGTTTATCGTTAAGAAATGAACTTGCAAGGAGATTTGGAAAGCATCGGTGTAAATACGTTGATTTTGGGCATTATAAAGATGCCAACGATATGCTTGTAAGCGAAGGCAAGCAATCGCTCAAAGAATGCCTATTGAATCCTAAAAATTTCCCATTGGAGGGGATTGTAAACATCAATGATATATGGGATGATGTTTTAAATTTCAATGACAAGGGCATTACAAATTACGGAATCGGTTTTGGATCTTCTGATGAGTATTTAAAAATCGCTTTGTCTGAATGGAGTTTAATTAGTGGAATCCCCAATTCAGGGAAATCGGATGTTGTTGATCAAATTTGCTGCAATCTTGCATTGCAAAACGATTTTCGGATTGGGATGTTTGCACCGGAATCATTTCCATATGAGGGCCATATAAAAAGAATTGCAAATAAATTAAACGAAAAGAATTGTGATAACAATATTTTAAATGCGTCAAAGAATTTCATTGAGGAACATTTTTATTTTGTGAAAATAGATTTGGAAAATCTTACTTTAAAATCCATTCTTGATAAATTCAGAGATTTAGTCCTACAAAAAGGAATTAATATTTGCGTTATTGATCCTTGGAATATGTTGGATCATACCGATCAAAAAGACCATTCTTATATTGGGCGAATGTTGTCAGAAATAACGCAATTTTGTCAGCAAACAAATACACATTTATTTTTGGTGGCCCATCCTCGGAAGATGGAGCAAAACGAAAACGGATATAAAATACCGACTCCTTATGATATATCGGGAAGTGCAGATTTTTTTAACAAGGCCTACAATTGTTTGACAGTATTCCGGGAACTTGGTCAAGAAACACAATATCAATCAGATGCAGTTGCGATTCACGTTCAGAAAGTAAAGCGGAAGGAAAACGGAAAACAAGGAAAGTTTTATACCGCACCCGATTTTATAAATGGTGGGGTTTATCGTTCTTTGGATATAATTCCGGATAAAAGAAAAAAAATATTAAATGATGAGGTACCTTTTTAAATAAAAAAAAATATGATAGATAAAAAACAACTCATTAACGAACTTTTAGAATGTGTGCAAGATGCCACAGATACAGAAACCAAGATAACAGGATTGTCAATGTGTGCCACTCTTTTTAAAAGTGTACTTGATGAAGCTATTAATTATGCCAAAAGATAAAGAGCGAAAACGATTGGATCAATGGAAATTTGTCGACACAACTCCTGATCATTATAAATCAATGTCTTGGTGCATTCAAAACGATATAAAAATTTATCCCAAGAAAACCAAAGAAGGATTTAAACTAATTTGCGTAAGAAATGGACAAGCGTTTCAGTCGGGTATCTCGTATAATGATATAGAAATGCACCAAAAAATATGGGATTTTTACGCATATTTGCATAAAAAGTATAATAAATGTATAAAAAGGTAAATATTGCATCCATAAAACCGAACGATGAAAATCCTCGTTTCATTACAGATGCCAAGTTTAAAAAACTTATAAAATCGATCAAATTATTTCCTGAAATGTTGGAGGCAAGACCATTGGTCGTTGATGAAAATATGATAGTATTAGGTGGTAATATGCGATTAAAAGCATTGAAGTCAGCGGGTATTTTTGAGGTACCTATAAATCAAGTATTAGGATGGACAGATGAACAGAAAAAAGAATTTATAGTAAAAGACAATGTTGGTTTCGGTGAATGGGATTGGGATATTTTGGCTAATCAATATATTCAGGAAGAATTAATCGCTTGGGGAATGGATATACCTGAATTTCCAACAGAGGAAAATGAAGAAACAGAAGAAGAAAAAATTGAAGATTTAAAAATTTGTGAACATTGCGGTAAAGAATTGTAATTTTGTAAAATGAAAAAAAGACAAAATCCGACAAAGAAAAAAGCGATGATTCAGGCATTGGAGAAATCATTAGGGGTTGTAACAACTGCATCAAAGATAGCAGGGATTCATCGTGATACGCATTATCAATGGTTAAAAACAGATCCATTATATAAAACAGAAGTTAATCAAATTGATAATATTACTTTGGACTTTGCAGAATCGCAATTACATAAACAGATACAGGAGGGAAATACAACTGCGACAATATTTTATTTAAAAACAAAAGGTAAAAAGAGAGGATATATTGAACGGCAAGAAATATGGATGGATGCAGTTGTCGTTGAATCAAAATTAAGTAACGAGGCAAAAGAAAAGATTCATAATATTTTAGATGAAGAATATTAGTGGAATTATAAAGTCCAAATGCGAAGATTCATTATTATTTTTCACGAGATATATTTTTAAAGAAGTATATGGAAGGAAATTTAATTTTGTTGAATTTCACGAGCAAATTTGCAATACATTAGAAAAAGTTTATCGAGGGGAAATAAAGAGATTGATAATCAATATTCCTCCAAGATATGGTAAAACAGAAATTTCGGTAAAAATGTATATGGCTTGGTGCATCGCTAAAAATCCTAAATCAAAATTTATCCATTTAAGTTATTCTGATACATTGGCTTTGGATAATTCATCACAAACAAAAGATTACATAAATTCCCATTCTTTTAAATCAATTTGGAATGTACATTTAAGAAAGGATTCGCAATCAAAAAAGAAATGGTACACGAATGAAGGAGGTGGAGTTTATGCAACTGCATCAGGTGGAGCAATAACCGGATTTGGAGCAGGTAATGGAGGTGCAATTATAATAGATGATCCATTGAAGCCCGATGATGCTTTGAGTGATGTAAAGCGTAATTTCATAAACAACCGATTTAATACAACAATAAGATCAAGAACAAATGACCGAAATGTTCCAATCATTGTGATCATGCAAAGGTTACACGAGGAAGATTTTTCAGGGTTTTTATTAAATGGTGGAAGTGGGGAAAAATGGCATCATTTAAAATTATCAGCGTTAGATGAAAATAATATCCCTTTGTGGAGTGAAAAACAAAACTTTGCAGAGCTTGAAACATTACGCCAAGCAGATAGATTTGTTTTTGCCGGGCAATATCTTCAAGAACCTTCGCCATTGGAGGGAGGCGAATGGAAAAGGGAATGGTTTAATATTATCAATAAATCAGAAATTCCAAGCGGTGTTAATTGGGAAATGATAATAGATGGAGCTTACACATCGAATACACAAAACGATCCAACAGGAATACAAATTAGTGGATCGGATGGAAAAAACTTTTACATCTTAAAATCTATTGATAAATATCTTGAGATGCCTGAATTAAAATCATTTATTCCAAATTTTATAAAATCGGTGAATATAAAAATATCTCAAGTATTAATTGAACCAAAAGCATCGGGTAAATCATTGGCTCAATTGTTACGGAATGAAACAAAATTAAACGTTTCAGAAATTAAAACATCTTTTGTTAAGATGTCTAAAATAGAAAGAGCAAGAGCATCATCACCATATATCGAAGGCGGTCGGGTTTTTTTGATTAATGGAAGTTGGGTTGAACATTTTATAAAACAAGTCAGCACATTTCCGAACGCAATACACGATGAGCATATTGATTTAACTGCTTATGGAATTGAACGTAATCTTATGTGTGATTTCTTTGTCGTTTAATTTTTATCTTTGTTGTATAATTAGAAAGCAAAATGGCATCATTTTTTGATAGGTTTAAAGGGATTTTAAACAAGAACTCACAGAAAACAAACGAGGCGTTTAATAGGGCAATTTATAATTACTTAGGAGATACAATTGTTTGGAATCCTGATAACGATGATACTTACATAAACAAAGGGTATAGATATAATTCCACGATTTATTCAATCGTAAACTTGATCACGAAGGCAGCAACAACAATTCCCTTTCAAATTTATCAAGTTGAAAAACAAAACGATTTAAAAAGATACAAGGCATTAACATCGGGCGAGTTTAATCCACAAGCAATTCACAATGCGAAATTGATTCAGAAAAATTCGATGATAGAATTGGAAGGAACTGAATTACACGAATTGCTCGAAAGACCAAATCCTGCACAATCTTATAATACTTGGTTGACTGAAATTATTGCTTATGGAAATTTAACCGGGAACAGATACATTTGGGGGATTTCTCCTGATAGCGGTTCAAATGCGGGTAAATATCGGGAACTCTATGTTTTGCCATCGCAATCAATGGAAATCGTTTCAGGAGGTATTTTTAATCCTGTAAAGGAATACACTTTAGAATACAACGGAACAATAAGAATTGATGCAGAGCAAGTATGCCATATCAAAGATTTTAATCCTTACTACGATGGAACGGGATCACATTTATACGGAATGAGTCCATTGAAAGCGGGATTAAGATCATTAGATGCAAACAATGAAGCATTGACCACAGGAGTAAGATATTTGCAGAATCAAACTGCAAGAGGGGTTTTGATGTCTGATGAAGGAGATATAAACGAAGTTCAAGCAAAGCAATTGAAGGAGAAATTTCGCCAACAATACCAAGGTTCAGATAATGCCGGGGATGTTGTTTTATCTTCAAAAAAATTATCGTGGATCAATTTCGGTTTGAATGCTTCGGATTTATCTTTGTTGGAGCAGTATAATGCGTCAATCAAGGATTTATGTAATATTTATAATGTTCCTGTTCAGTTGCTGAATAATACAGATTCATCAACTTACAACAATATGAAGGAGGCGAAAAAAGCATTGTATCAAAATGCGGTGATTCCTGAGATGTTGAAAATTCGTGATGAATTGAACAGATGGTTGACTCCACAATTCGGAAACAATTTATTTATTGATTTTGATTTTACAGTAATTCCGGAACTTCAAGAGGAAATGGACAAAGTAGTTGATCAGATGTCGAAGGCGTGGTGGATAACACCAAACGAAAAGAGATCAGCGATGTCATTCGGTGCAGATGATGAAAATGAGCAAATGGATCAATATTACATCCCGGCAAATCTTTTGCCATTATCCAACGAAGTTGATATTCCTCAACCAACAGAATTAAACTTTGATTTTGAGGGAATGCTGAAATCTGAAGAAAAAGCCAAAGTAAGCGACAAAGTAAAAGTCGCATTAAAAAAGAAAGCGGATGAACATAATGAGGATGTCGGAAATGTAAAAAGTAAACGAACAACGCCCGGGGTTTTGTCTGATGTTTACGTTCGTGGTATTGGAGCATATAGAACAAATCCATCATCAGTAAGACCAAACGTTTCATCTCCTGAACAGTGGGCAATGGGCAGAGTGAACTCCTTTTTATTCGCTTTGAGAAATGGTAAATTCAGATCAGGGAAACACGATCAAGATTTGCTGCCGAGCGGTCATCCAATGTCATCAAAGAAGGAAACAAAATCAAAAGTTCCAAATTTACCTGATGCTTATACAACACAGGAAGAAGCGGAAGAAAGAGCGAGTGCGTTGGGTGGAAGTGGTTTCCATTCCCATACTTACGATGGTGAAACAATTTATATGCCATTTGAATCCCACGAAGAATATGAAAACGCTTTGGAGGACAAATACAATAAAAACCAAGATAGTTTCAACAATTATCCACAGTCTGCAACCAACAATGCAAAGAGGATGTTGGAATGGCGTGAGAAATATGGAAGGGATATTGTTCGTGGAGGAACTGAGGTAGGATGGAAGCGAGCCAATCAACTTGCAAATCGTGAGTCCATTTCGTTGGATACAGTCAAACGCATTAATTCATTTTTATCAAGACACGAGGAAAACGCAAAGATTGATCCGAAATTTAAAGATGAGCCTTGGAAAGATAAGGGTTACGTTGCTTATAATTTGTGGGGAGGAAAAGCGATGGTGTCTTGGGCTAAACGAACTGCGAATCAAGATGATTAAAAACTTGGATGATTATTACTATAAATTTGAGGATCAACTCGAAAAAGGAGAAAATATTGAAATATCCCGTTGGAGATCTTGGTACAAATCAAATTACAGTTTAGGCATCTCTATTTTTCAGGCAACCGGGCAAACGAATGCTTTTAATGGTTTATTTAAGTTGGTTGATATTCGTGAATTATATAAAACTTTATATCAAAAATTAGGAATGCGATTTGCATTATTTTCGGTAAATAGATTTCAAAACGCATTTCCAAATCCATTCAATGTATCGGGATATGATGACGTTTGGCGTCAGTATTTCGCCGATGTTGGTTTAAAGGTATCAGAAGCAAGGGGTGGATTAGTTCAGGGTTCGGCAAAAAAACAACTTGAAAACACATTGAAACGATTGTTGAAGGATGTCGAATTTCAAGCATTAAATGAACGTGAAGCGGGAAGGATATTACAGGCTAAATTTGATGGTTATGCAGATTGGCAAGCGAGGAGAGTGGTCCGTACGGAATCAATTAACGCAGCAAATAACGCTATTTGGAGGACCAATAACGATATGTATGGAGCGGATAATTTAATAAAAGAATGGATAGCGACAAGGGATGACAGGACAAGGGATGCACATATTGAAGCAAACGGAAAAACTGCTGAATGGAATGAAAAATTTTATGTTGGTGGGGAAAATTTGACACATCCGGGAAGCGGAGTAAAAGCAGAAAACAATATTAATTGCCGATGTCGGATTGTGCCAATTCACAAAGATGATTTTAAACAATAAATAAATAATTATGATTAATAGACTTTTAAGAAATTTGCCAATAATCGCAAAGGATAAACTCTTACATTTTTTTTACGGAACTTTTTTAGCGTTCTTTTTTGTCCTGTCATTCGGATGGGGTGGGATTTTGATCGTTTCATTAGTTGCGATATTTAAAGAAGCGATTGATTACATCAGGGCAGAGGCATTCGGGATTACGTTCGTTTATATTGAATCGATTAAAGATATTGCTTACACAGTCGCTCCTTCAATCCTGTTCTTTTTGTTCCAAATTTTAAATTAAGAAATTAATTATCTTTGCGATATGAATAAGATTCTTTATAAATCGACAATGCTTGGAGATTTGGTTGATGCCGATGAAAAAGCGGGTATTGTCAAAGGTTATGGTTCTATTTTTGGTAATGTTGATTCTGATGGCGATATAATCAGGAGGGGAGCATATTCCAAAACGATCAAAGAAAATGGATATAGGGTAAAATATATCTATCAGCACGATATGAATAAACCATTGGGCAAGATGGTTAATTTATACGAGGATGAAAAAGGTTTAATGTTCGAAGCATCGGTGCCAAAAACACAACTTGGAAAGGATGTTATTGAATTAATGAAAGCCGGGGTGATTACCGAAAATTCAGTCGGTATTTTACCAATACAAAAAGAGCAAAAAGATTCTTACAGAGAATTATTAGAATGTAAATTGTTTGAGATTTCTGCGGTTACATTGGCAGCAAATGATCAGGCGATGATAATGAATGTGAAAGGAAATGTCGATAAAGATTTATTTCTAAAAAGATTTGATAATTTATCTAAAGTTATCAGGAAGGGCGATATATCAGATGAGCTTGGTTATGCCATCGAAAGTGAACTATTAAAGTTGAAATCATCGGTTTCCGATTTGATCACTTTGCCGGAGCAATCCACAGAGCCGATTGAGACAAAAGATGATCAAAATGAGATTTTTAAATATTTGTATAATTCGTTAAAATAAAATTATGAACGAAGAAGTAAAAAAGCATCTTGACAAAATAGGAGATATTGTTGATGCAAAGATTGAAAAAGCATTTGGGCAATCCCAAGACAATGCAAAGGGTGAAATTGAAGCATCCTTAAAAAGTGAAATCAGCAACTTGACAAATGAGTTTGTTGCTAAAAACAAAGAGGCAAACGATCGGATCGATGCTATGGAAATGGCAAACAAAAAATTTGCTTCAAATCAGCCGACAACATTCAAAGGAGCCTTAGATAAAGCCATCAATGAGGGTGCGATTGATTCCATCGTAAAAGGTAATGCAAACGCAAGTCGATTTGAAATCAAAGCGGGTGATATGACAATGGCAAACAGTTATACCGGAGTCGTTGCACAGGAAACAGTTTTGCCAACAATCAAATTTGATCCATCAAGAGCCACACATATTCGCCAATTAATTCCAAATGGATCAACTGATTCACAAACGATTCGTTATCCAAAGGAATCTGCTTATGATGATGGAGGTGCTGCAACTGCTCAAGGAAGTACATTAGGTGCATCCGATTTCGATATTACTGCAACATCAGTAAACGTTGAAAAGATTGGAACGTTTATGAGAATCACAGAGGAAATGTTGGCAGACACTCCACAGTTGTCAAGCTACCTTTCTGCTCGTGTTCCCGGTAAAATTTTATCAATCGAGGACAACGAGATTTTAAATGGTGATGGTTCATCTCCTAATTTAGATGGTTTATTCACCGATGGTGCTGCATTCAATACAACTTCAGGAGCTGCATTTTATCAATCGGTAGAAAGTGCAAACGAATATGATGTTCTTGTTGCTGCATTAAATCAGTTATCATTGGCGAATTATCAAGGTGATTCGATCATATTAAATCCAACGGATTTACACAAAATCACGTTGTTGAAATCGACTGCGAATGAATATCTGAAACAGCAAATTTTCAGCGGATTGCAGCCGACGATAATGGGTATTCCAATCGTTGTAAATACTGCGGTAACATCAGGAAAGTTCTTAGTTGGAAATCTTGCACAAGCCACACAACTTTGGATTCGTGAGAATCTTGCAGTGGAGTTTAGCCGAGATGATTCCACAAACTTCAGAGATGGTTTTGTAACAGTAAGAGTTCAAGAACGAGTAGCTTTGACAAATTATTTGCCAAATGCGATTGTTCAGGGAACTTTCTCAACTGCGAAAACATCAATGGAAACTCCATAATCATTGGCGTTATAAAATTAAGGGAGCATATTTGTTCCCTTTTTTTTCATTATTTATTGAAAATATTTTTTTAATTAGAAAAAATGTTTTATATTTGTATCAACAAACACAAAGAAATTATGACAACAAGAAAAACAATAATTAAAGAATCTACAAAACTTACAATGGGACACAATGAAAATATGTATTTCATGGTTGAAAATGTATATCAGATTAATTTAAATGGGGAATGTATTTTTATTGAAAAAAGGTATTCAGTAGAAGATAATAGACAAGATGTTTCAAACGGTCGTATAATGCGATACTATAGGAATGAGTTTAGCTATAGAAATGCTATTAAAAGATGGGGTAAGAAATCCTTTGGAGCAAAAAGTATAATTTACTAAATTAATTTTATTAGTAAGATTAAAAGGGATCATCACGATCCCTTTTTTTTTGCATTAAACTTTCTAATTAAAAATATTTTTATATATTGCGGTATAAAACAATATAAAAAATGAAAAAAATAAGACAGTTTAGATCAAGACAAGGGCGGACAGATCGCCAACAATCGGACAGTTTAAAAATCACTTTTGCATCTTTTCTTGGATTCGCTATTTGTGTTTTAACTTCCTTAATCATCAAGATGCTATGAAAAAAATACTTTTAAAAATATCATTTGTTTTGGCGGTATCAATCCCTTGGATCTTATTAATCGCTTTGTACGAATTAATCGATAAATTTTTTAGCAATGGATTTTAAAAATTATATCGTGGTGAAGAAGATCACAAAAAAACAAAACCGAGTGAACATCCTGAAGGAATTCAGTTTGTTCCTCGTTTGTTTATCCTTGTCAATGACCGGGGTTTATCACTTAATTTTAATTATATTAAATAAAATTTAGAATGGAAAAAGGAAATTTTAATTGGGCAGCAACTTATTTAAATATTGCTGACGAATGTAAACAGAAAATGCAGCCGAGAGATTACGTTGTTTTATCGGACAAATTACACGAGGTAGATAAGTTGGTTCAAGAAATTAAAAATCGTTAATTATGGACTATTTAAACATCAATAATCCCGATCATCAGCACGAAAACGATCACGAATGTTTGGAGTGCGGTCGGCCATCAGATTCCGAATTTTGTTGCGGAACTTGTTTTGAGGCTTATATGAGATAATATTTTTTTTTGTGTTTAATTGTTAGTTGGAAAGCCGTCTTATTTATTTAAGGCGGTTTTTTTTTATCTTTACAATTATATGGACAGTACAGTTCTTGGATGTTTGGCAGAATATTTATTTTGCATCGAATGTTTAAAAAGAGATATTAATGTTTCAATGCCATTATCACCGGGATCTGTTTATGATGTTGTAGTTGAATCTAAAGGGGTTTTATTGAAAGTTCAAGTAAAGAGCCATTATACAGGAGATCCAAATAATATAGATGCTATTAAAGTCAATTTTACTGCAAAACGAAAATATAACACAGATGAAGTTGATTTTTTTGCGATTTATGTAAAAAAGTTCAATGGTTTTTTTATTTTTAAAAATAATGGAGAAAGGAGGTCAATTCGTTTATCATTAACAAATAAAAATTCAAATTTTTTTAATAATTTTGAATTCGATTAAAATTTTATTTGATTTTTGTTTTATATATAGTTGGAAAGCCGTCTTATTAATTTAAGGCGGTTTTTTTTTATCTTTGTTTCAAATACTTACAAATGAAAATTAAAATCATTAAACAAGTTTATACATCTCAAGGATGGAGGAATGAAGGTGCAATTTTTGAACTTGATCCCAAAACTGCAAGGCATTATATAAAAAAGGGAATAGGAATTGAATACAAGGAGGAGAAGGCAGAAAAAGAAACAAAAGAATTTAAACCGAAACGAAAATACACAAAACGAAAAAAATGATGTCGGATATTTTAACTCAAATAAAAATAAGTTCGACAATTGGGAGCGAGGTTATTTCGGTTCAGGATGTCAAGGATTTTGTGAGAATTGATACTTCTGCGGATGATACTTTAATTTCCCGGATGATCACAACTGCGAGAGAATGGGCGGAGAATTATATGACGAGAGATATTGTTTCTAAATCTCGAATTTATTATTTACCCAAGGTCGATGATCGTTTTTTACTTCCTTTTGCTCCAATCACTTCAATTTCACAGGTTACAGTCGATGGGACTGCTACAACAGATTATCAGTTATTCGGATTAAACGAACAAGTTGTTTTATTAATTTCATTACCATCAAAGGAAGTGAAAGTAACTTATGTAACAACGGGTTTACCTGATGAATCAATAAAACAGGCATTGCTGCAATTGGTTTCAAGTTATTACGACAACAGATCAAATTTTGTTGTTGGTGAATCAGTAAACGAGATTCCAACAGGAACAAAAACAATTTTAACATCGTTTAAAACAATGTTCATCTAATGGATTCGGGGAAGTTAAATACAAGGGTTGAGGTTTACAGATTGACTAAAACTGCTGATAATTATGGTGGGTTTACTTCTACACAATCTTTGATTTACAATATTTGGGCATTTAAAAAGGATTTAAGCGGTGAAATTCGACAAGAAAACGGAAAGAGGTCAAAGTATAACGAAATAGAATTAATCATCAGAAAAAAGACTGCTGATAACATTTTAATTGGCGATCTGCTGAAGATTGAAAACATTTCCGGTAAATATCGATTAAACGAAAAGTTTGACAACGTTGATCGTTATTTTACAAAAATAAAAGCTACGTATCGTGAAGAATGAATTTAGCGTTAATGAAAATGATTTAAGAAAATTGAATCAAAAACTTGGTAAATTATTCGCCATTGACAAAACAGTTGCATCAAATTTAATTGACAGATTCGCCATAAAATCAGAATATGATATTGTAAAAGATGCTCCTGTTGATACAGGTAACTTAAGAAGCCAAGTCCACAAAAAAACAAACGATAAAGAGGCATTGATTGAATCACAGGCATTTTCAAAATTAAATCGAACTTTTGATTATGCTTTGGTTCAGGAATTTGGATCATCAAGGAGAAAACCAAAATCATATTTTTGGAATAACATCTATAAAAATTACAATGTACTTTTGTTGAGAATTGACAAGGCAATTAAAAAAGCGATAAAATGATTGAGGCATTACATTTTTTAAGAAAGGCAATCATTGACAGATTAAGCGGTTCAATCGTTTTAAACAGTCAAAATGTACCTGTCTACAATAGAGTTCCATCCAATGCAACAGAACCATTTATCAAAGTTTATTCATTGCAAAATGAGGAAACAGATTTTAATAGGGATTCATATATGTTGGACTGCATCACGAGGATTGATGTTGTTACTTCCTTTGATGGGGATTCCGGGGGTGAATTGGATGCAAACGAAATTGTTTCTCAAGTTTTAACTTTAGTTAGGACAAGAGAAGGAAATGAACTTGTTCAAAATGGAAACTTTGCTGATGGTTCTAATAATTGGACGAAATTGGGTGATGTTGAGATAACAGGAGGCGAAGCGGTATTTTTTGGAACTGATGAATTGTCAAGAATTAAGCAGGAAAACGTTTTTAAAATTGGTCAAGAATTTACTTTGAATTATGAGATTACAAGTTATACATCCGGATCGTTGTCCGTTGTAAGATTTGGTGTTGATGATAATAATGGAATGGAAATACCTACAACAGTTGGATGGCATTCGGTTACTGCGAATGCGTTTCAAAATGATTTGCAGATAAAACGTAAAGGAGATCCAACAACATTGAATATCTCAAATATTTCGGTCAAAGCTAAGTTGAGTTATTTTAATTTAGCTGAAAATGGTTTAAAAGTATATTCATCTGTTTTAATGAATACAACGTATTTTGAGGAAGATGCAGAAAATAAATCATATTTTAGGGCGATAATTGAGTTGTCTAATAAAGTTCAGAAAATTTAAAAAATGGAAGATTTGAAAATATATGGATTGAGTTTTGGAGCAATTTTGATTAGTGTTATCAATCAAATAAATCCATATTTACAAACGATTGTTTTGATCACTTCGATTATTTATACAGTTTTAAGAATCATTAAAAATTTAAAAGGCGATGGCAAAGATTGATCTTGATGGTGATGGCAAAGCGGATTTTTCCATTTCGCTTCCAAATATTGTGATGTTATTGGGTGGTATTGTATCAATCGTCAGTTCTTATTTTATGCTAAACTCTAAAATTGAAAAAGCGATGATTTCGCCAATTCAGGAGGTTTCGCAAAAAGATTTGAGGTACCTGAAGGACGAAGAAGATTTGAAGATAATGAAACTTGAGAAAGATATTGAGGATAATAAAGGATATATAAAAGCCTTGGAAATAGAATTACGAACACAATATAAACGAAAATGAAAATTGATTTCGGTTTAATAGTTGGTTTATTAGTACTTTTAATTTTAACTATTTTTTATTTTAAATTATGAGGGATATAAACAAAATAATCATTCATTGTTCAGCAACGAGAGAGGGCCAAGATGTTTCGATTGAAACTATAAGAAGGTGGCACGTTGTTGAGAGAGGATGGTCTGATATAGGTTATCATTATGTTATAGGTCTTGATGGGAGTGTTCATAAAGGGCGTTTAAATAACGTTCAAGGTGCGCACACTAAAGGACACAATAAAAACAGTATTGGTATTTGTTATATTGGTGGCTGCGACCAAGATATGAATCCAAAGGACACAAGAACAGATGCACAGAAAAGGTCTTTTTTAATTTTGTTAGAAGGGTTAAAATCTATTTATCCGAAAGCGAAAGTACATGGCCACAACGAGTTTAGTAACAAAGCCTGTCCTTCGTTTGATGTAAAGGAAGAATATGGGCATATTTAGTAAATATTTAAGTTTACATAATAAAATAAATGTAAAGCAATAGATTTACAAATGAATAAACCATTTAGAAAAACAAAAGTTGGTCAATTTTTGGCAAAGGTTTCGCCAAAGATTATAGATAAAATTGGCGATGTTCTTCCCGATCGTGGTGCATTGGGCGTGATTAAAAATTTAATAGACAAGGACGAGGAATTGACATATCAACAAAAGATGATCGCCAACAATCATTTAATGGAATTTTATAAATTAGAAATTGAGGATCGGGATTCAGCGAGAAAAAGAGAGGCAGAAATTTCAAAAACAGATAAAATTGATTGGATGATGAAAGCAACAGGTTTGACCGGGTTACTTTCTTTTTTATTTATAATTTTTGCAATCGTTTATATCCCAAACATCAAAGAGAATGATCTTTTTTTGCACCTGATGGGGATGGTGGAAGGAGTTGTCGTTGGAAACATATTCGCTTACTATTATGGAACTTCTGCGGATAAAAAGTAAATTGTTTAAATTTGTAAAAAAATAAAAATGGCATCAGATTTATACTACACTAAGGAATTTCAAAAATTAAGTTTTGGCGATAAAGGATTAAGAGTTTTAGCATCCGGATCAACTTCGGTAGCTGATGAAGATTTTTGTGCAATCCAATCAATGGAGGATTCTGTAATTACATTTAACTGCAATGAAACAAGCGGTGATACTTCGGTAACATCATTAACGTTATTGTCGGGGCATATTGTTTACGGAAATTTGGAAGATATTGCGGTTGCATCAGGAAAGGTAATTGCTTATTTAAGATAAAATGTTAGGTTTAGGTAATTCAATTTCAAAAATATCTTCGGTCAGTTCTTTTATTGATAATTTGTTGTCTGCATTAAAATCACGATCAACATTTTTCGAAAATAAAGGAGGGACAAAAAATATTTTAAATGATTTTAAAAACTGCGGATAAATGAGTTTGTTAGATGAAGCAAGTATTATCATTACGCCAACTGCTTATGATGTAGGTAGTATAAATGCTGTTAAACCTATTCAAAGTATTAGTGGTGAATTAGTTACTAATGGCGATTTTAGTAATGGTTCAACGGGTTGGACTTTAGGTACACAATGGAGTATAGTTAATAATGAGGCGGTATATGTTGGTGATGGCACAAATAATACGCTTGTTTATAATGTTACTTTAATTCAAGGTAAAACTTATAGGGTAAAGTTTAATGTTTTATCTTTAAGTGGTGTAGGTAAAGTGCAAATGCAAGATGGTATTGATAACGACTTTAATACAGTTGGTGAAAAAACATTCGATGTAAGTATAGAGAATAATCCATTTAGCGGTATTTCATTTGCAAGAAAAAATGGTGTTGTTTCTATGACTATTGATGATATTTCATTAAAAGAAGTATTAGATGCAGATTTAGACTTTGAAAGAGCAACAAGTGGTAGTGTTGTTGGCACTGCACAACGTGAGAATTCTGATGGTGTATTAGAACAAGTTGCAGAGAATGTACCGAGAATAGATTATTTAGGAGGGGAAGGGCATTGGCTTATAGAACCACAAGCGACGAATACTTCAACTTATTCGAATGATTTATCACAAGGTGCTATATTTAGTGGTTCATCTGCTCCACAAAGTCCAAATGCAACTTTGACTGCAAATCAAGCTACATCACCCGATGGCACAACTAATTCAATGAAATTAACTTGTGATACTGACACTAATCAAATACATCATATCAGAATTGAAAACGTTGTAGTTGTTTCAGATAATACAAATATCATTTCACTTTTTGTAAAAAAAGGTAGTGGTATTGATTTTTTTGCGATTGCTTGTGATAACTACGACACAAATAATAGACGTGCTTGGTTTAATGTAAATACAGGTGTTTTAGGGACACAATCGAATGTTGTTGATTCTAACATTGAAGATTACGGAGATGGTTGGTATCGTTGTTCAATGGCTTTTAAGACAACAACTTTGGTAAGTGGAACAGTTCGTTTAATTGTTACCAATGCCGATAATACTACTCAATTTGATGGCAATGGAGAATTTCATTATTTCTACGGATTACAATGTGAAACATCAGATAATGATAATGCAACAAAACCAACATCATACATTCCTACAAGTGGAGGTACAGTAACAAGGGCGGAAGATGCGTTCGGACTAAATACAACGTTAGACACATCTTTAATTGATTCAACAGAAGGAACTTTTTATGCTGAAATAGCTGCTTTGGATAACAATTTAGTAGATAGGAATATCAGTTTGTCAGATGGTGCTGAATTGAATACAATTAGATTTAGATATACAACTGCTTCAAACGGGCTTCAACTATCAGTTAAAGTAGGGACTGCTCAAGCAGCATTCACAACAACATCTTTTGATATAACGAATTTTTTAAAAATAGGTTTGAGATTCAAAGAGAATGATTTTTCTTGTTTTGTGAACGGAAGTCAACTTACAAATTCTGTTGTAGGTGGTGGTTCAACGTATCCCGCAAATACTTTAACTAAAATAAAAAGTGCGAGAGGTGATAATGCACTTGATTTTGCAGGAAAAATTAAATGTATTTCGGTATTCAAAGAAGGATTAACAGATGCGGAATTAACTTGTTTAACATCATGATTTATAAAAAATATAGCTTTGATTCAGAAGCGCAGGTGATTGGATTAATAAATGATTTAGGTGAAAATAATCACACAGTCGTTAAATTAGGTTTTTTACAAATTGGTGATGCTGATGAAGAAACACCACCAACATTCAGCGACAAGTATTCAGTTGATGTTTTATGGCGAGGATTGGAAGTTGACGAAAATGTAAATCCGATTTTTCCTGAAGGATGGAAAGAGTTTGAATTAAACAGTTTGTTAAATTATAGACACAACTTTTTCGGTTTAATATTCAAAGAATAATTTTTTTAAAAATAACTATATTTGTAAATAAATAAAAAATATAAAAAATGGCTACATCAGGCGTATTTAACGGAACAAATTTAATTTTAAAGGTAATTGCTGATGGTGGTACATTACTCACAATAGGACATACAACATCCTGCACATTTTCGTTGTCAAATGATTTACCGATTGCAACAACAAAGGATTCAAGCGGATTCCAAGAAGTAATAGCCGGTGTAAGATCAGCGGAAATCACATTTGATGGGTTGGTTGATTATTCTGACATTATGGATATTGATGCGTTGATTGGATTTGTAACATCACGACAAAAAATCGATTTTAGTTTTGGAACTGCTGCAACGGGAGATGTTGTTTATTCGGGAGAAGGATTTTTGTCATCGGTTGATTACACTGCGGAAATGGAATCCCCGGTATCATTCAGCGGAACAATTACATCAACAGGAGCGATAACGGCTGCTGCAAATTAAGATAAACGGGGTGGTCTTAAAACCATCCCTTTTTTTTAAATTTTATGGGAAACAAAAAAAGAAGCTACTACACGACAAAATTGGGCGGCAAAAACCGAACATTACATTTCTCTATGAATTTTTGGTCAAATTTTACGGATATATTGGATATTCGTTTGGATCAAATTGGGGCGGTTTTTGATGGAGGCGTAAAACTTTCTACAATTAGAACTTTGATTTATTCCGGGTTATTGGCATATGATCAAGAAGAAGGAAACAAAATTGACTACAATGAATTTAAAGTCGGTTCTTGGTTGGAGGATTTAGATTCAAACGAACTTGATAAAATCGTTTCTTCAATGATGGAAAGCCGAATCCTTGGGAATAGCTTAAACGGAGGCATTCAGCGAAGGGAAAACGATCCAAAAAAAAAATAGATGAATCCCTTACTTGGGATGATCTTCTTGATTTTTACATCGGTCAAGTTGGTATTTCGCCAAATGATTTTTGGAAGTTTACTTGGAAGGAGAATCAATTGCTTGGCGAATCTTTTATGATTAAAAATAATTTGAGTTGGGAACAAACAAGATACTTGGCAACTATTTTGTATAATACAAATGCAACCAAGCGATCCCAAATGTTAAAGCCTGAAGATTTGTTTAAATTACCACAGGATAAAATTTATAAATCCGGGCCAAAATCAACGAAAGAGGAATATATTAAATTTCAACAGAAAGTTGATCAGGCTAAAAACAAAATCAAGAATCCATTATTTTAGTAAATTTGCAATATGGATAATAAATTAAGAGTTGTTGTTTCTGCTGACACAAAATCTTTTGTTACAGGATTAAATGCTGCATCAACCAAATTAAAATCATTCGGAAACAAGGCAAAGGATATAGGTAAATCTCTCTCAATGTCTTTGACTTTGCCGATTGGATTGGTTGGAGGTGCTGCGATTAAATTGGCATCTGATTTTGAGGAATCGATGAATAAAGTGGATGTTGCATTTGGACAATCTTCTGAATCGGTCAAAGATTTTGCTAAAACTACATTGGAACAATTCGGGATTGCAGAGGGATCTGCGTTGGAAATGACTTCCTTGTTTGGCGATATGGCAACAGGTATGGGAATCGCTCAAAATGATGCAGCAAATTTATCTACTTCAATGGTAGGTTTAGCGGGTGATTTGGCATCTTTTAAGAATATGAACATTGAGGAAGTTACAACTGCTTTGAGTGGGGTATTTACCGGAGAAACCGAATCATTAAAGAGATTGGGAATTGTGATGACAGAGGTAAACTTGAAGCAATTCGCAATGGAGCAAGGGATCAAAAAAAATATAAAGGAAATGACGCAAGCAGAAAAAGTTGCTTTGAGATTCCAATATATATTATCGGTTACAGGAAATGCTCAAGGTGATTTTGCGAGGACTTCAGGAGGTGCAGCAAATCAAACAAGAATATTTCAAGAAAGTTTAAAGCAACTTGGTCAAAGATTCGGGAACGAAATATTACCATTATTTACAGATGTAGTTAAGTTTTTAAATAAAGTCATCGGAGCATTTATGGATTTAGATTCCGATACAAAAAAAATAATAATTACTGCGGGTTTATTAGCTGCTGCGATCCCTCCATTAATTGCGGGATTTGGTCAATTATCAATTGTCATTGGGGCGGTTATTTCGCCAATTGGATTAATTGTTGCGGCATTTTCAACAGTTACTTTGGTAGCGGTTGAATTGTTGCATCGTATAAACCCGATGGTTGATAGGTTGAATACATTTTTCAATCTTATCAAATCGGGTGGTAATATAATGTCATTTCAAAATTTACAGATTGAAACAGTTGCTAAAAATTTAGCCGAAGAACATAAACAACAAGAAAAACTAAACGAGGCAAAACGAAAAGCAAAAGAAGATCTTGATAATTTATCAAAATCATATAGTAATTTTCAAACGACAACGAGCGGAAGGACACAAATTCAAGGTCTTGGGGCAAATATTACAACAACAGGATTGCAATCAATGCAAACTCCTGAAATTACTGCTTCAGATGATATGTCAGATTTGACCAATAATTTTTCAAGCATTGAAGGTAAATTAAGATCAGTCAGAAATTTAGCAGAACAGTTTGGTCAATCATTAATGGGTGCATTCGAAACGATGGGAGAAGGTGAACCATTTTTTAAAGTGCTAATGCAAATGCTTGGTAAATTAATTAAAAAGTTAATTACCGCTGCAATCGTTTCCGGAGTTGTTTCATTTGCGGTCAATGGTATTTTTGGCGGTGGTACTTTAGGATTTGGGGCAATTTTCGGAAGTTTATCCGGGATTGGTGGTTTGTCAGGACTTGGAGGAAGATCAGCATTTGGCGAGCAATCATTTGTTCCAAAAGCAATTTCACCCGGTAGAACATTTGGAAGATTAAACGCCAATAGGTCAATGAAATCAAATCAACTTCAAGGAGATTTTAGGCTCCAAGGACAGGATTTGGTTTTAGCATTACAGAGAGCAAATACAACAAGAAACAGAATTTTAGGATAATGAGTTACGGGGTAAAGTTTAAACTTGAATTTGACGATGTTGCTGCGAAGCAATTTAAACTCGAAATTCTAAAATTTAATTACGGAGGTTCAGTTTTGGATTTGGTTGGTGGTGAAAATCCTGTTCAGATCGATTGGCAAAGTGATGATGATATTTATTCGCCAATAATTGGATCAACTTGTAAAATTCAATTGTATAATACAGATACAACGAATTATGACGATTTTTATGATGCTGATGAGCGAGAATATCAAGTAAAAATTTCCGTTAAAATTTCAGGGTTTTTTACTACAATTTGGAAGGGTTGGTTGGTCAATGATACTTACCAAGAAGTGGTGCAATCAAATCCATTTTTAATTGAGTTGTTAGCCATTGATGGACTTGGGATTTTATCAAATTATACAATTCCATTTTATACAAAATCATCCGGATCAGATGTCGTTGAAAATGTACTTCCTCCTAATTCATATATTCAGGAGGTGTTAAACAATTTGGGACTTGAACTCGATTTTTATTATTCAAACGAACTTTTTCAAGATGGTGCAGAATCATCAAATATTTATTTTAGTATTTTTAGTTCAACAGATGATGACAATAACGTTCCTTATGGATTTATGAAGGACGCTTCAGAGTTTATGAATGCGGAGGAACTTTTAAAACAGATTTTAAATTTCACGCATTCAAGACTTTTTCAGTCATTCGGGCGATGGTATATTATCAATAAATCAGCTTATTCAGAACAAAGCATTAAAGATGATTTAATGGATGGTAGTTTCTCAGGTGCATCAATTAGAGCAGCGGAAACAACATCACTACAAACGAATGGGACTGAAAATATTAAATTTAAGAAAGTAACTTTTGCCGGGGTTTCATCCGATGTAACATTTGATATGTTGTATCAGGTTCCAAGTGATTTGACTCCTTTGAAAATGGATCTTACTAAGCAAATGTTAAGACCATTGAACAGGGCGATTTTTACCAATTCATTGCAAAATAGAATGGATTTTTTAAATCCAAATCCTTTCTTGGAATGGTCAACGCCAAGATCGGGAGTTTATGCGGGGTGGGATTTAAGCAGTTCAAATGTTACATTTGATACAACGGAACCATTCAAAACAAATACATCGTTTAAATGGTCAGGAAGCGCCACAGTAACAAGTAATACATTTACTTTAGAAAAGCAAAATGTTGGCGGATATTATAAATTCAAAATAATTTATTTATCATTGTCGAATCCATCGGGGGCAATTCAATACAGATTAAGCGGATTCAATGGAACGCAAACAGTTTATTTTGATGAAACAAATAATACTTTTAATTCAGTTCCCATTGTCAATAATCAAGTTGAAACAAATGAGTTTATATGGGTAGAACACGAGGTCGAACTTCCTTATATTACGCCATTATCTTCCGCTACAACTTACACAGATTGCAAAATTGAAATAATAGGGACTGCGAATGATTATGTAAATGTTTGTGGAGTTTTTAGAGATATTTTCAATTCAAATTTAGAGGGACTATATTCAACAATAAAAGCAGATGTAAACCAAAATCTATTTGAACTTACAAGGAACACCGGAGTTTATTCCGCAGAATATTCAACAGAGGAATCAACCTTATCGGATTTCATTTTTGTGAATTATTCCAAAGGCGATTCAATAACCTCGGTCAGACGACCATACGATGAGTTTTTAAATGTTTCAAAAAGATTATCTGAAATCATTCCAAGGTATATTTTAAACGATCATCGGAGTTTTATACCGAGATACGAAGGAACACTTTACAACAACACTGCAATCCCATTAATGCCATCAAATAAAGTTTGGGTAAATTTTGGAACATCAGTTTTGCAAGAACCGGTATCTTGTTACGTTGACGCATTATCTTACAACATCAAGGCCAACGAATCGAAAGTAATAATGCACATTCCAAATCAAGACAACGATTTAGGGGCAACTTTAAAACAAAAGTTTAAATCATAACAATTCCTTTTTTTGTTTCTTCCCGGTGATGGCATCTGCTTGATCCGGGATTTTTTTTATTTTTTTTAATCTTTTTCTTAAAATATAGTTTAAAATTGAAAATATTTTTTTATATTTGTATTAACAAACACAAAGAAATTATGAAATTATTATCTGAAATATTTGATTCATTATTAAAAAGTTATAACAACAATGAAACAATAAACTTTATTGATATAAGAGATTTAGAGGAAATAATACCAAATTCTAAATTGATCAAGTCGCTTATAAATTCATACAACAATAGAGAAAAAATAAACTTTAGAGATTTAAGAGATTTAGAAAATTTAATCAAATAACCATCAAATAAGGGATCATCACGATCCCTTTTTTTTTGCATTATTTTAAAAAATATAGTTTTAAATTTAAAATATATTTGTATTTTTGTAAGAACAAAATCAAAGTAATTATGGAATTTATCAACTTCAGTTACACCAAAAATATCGAAATGGAAAAGTCTTATTTCCAAATAAATTACTTTGTCGATGGCACTATTAACATTAGAGGCATATTTTCAGAAAAGCGATATAAAGAACTTAATTTAATCGAAAACAACTTAGTGGTACACTACGATGATTTATTTCAAAAAAAAGGGTTCAAAATGCTTAGAAAAGATAGAAGTTATTATACCTGTAAGAACGCAAAAACATTATTAACCAAAATAGAAAATCAAATTAAAAACAGAAATTTATGAATGCATTTGAAATGGAGTTTATCAACGATATGAAACGTTTATCTTTTCGCAGATATGATGTTTGTAATATATTAGGCGTAACGATGCCAACGTTGAAATCGAAACTCAAAAACCCCGATACCATCACAGTCGGTGAAATTGTGAAGCTAAAGAAAAAAGGATTTAAACTAATTAATTTAGGAATATGAAAGCAATAAACATTAAAGGGAAGGAGTACATCACAGTCAATGAACGATTAAAACATTTTCGTTCATCTGCTGATTTCAAAGGATGGAGCATTACAGAATCCATCGAATCATTGACCGAAAAAGAAGGTATTTTCAAAGTTAGTATAAAGGATTCTAACGGAATTACAATGGTAAACGCTCACGCACAAGAATACCGGGATTCAAGTTATATCAATAAAACATCATTTGTTGAAAATGGATTTACATCAGCATTGGGAAGGGCGTTAGGATATTTAGGTATTGGAATAGATACATCGATTGCATCAGCACAGGAAGTGCAAAACGCAATCCACAATCAAGAAAATCCAAAAAAAGAAAAAGACAATCGTCCGTGGTTAAATGAAACCCAATTGCGATCAACTTTAACAGGAACAAAAAAGCAAGCAGAATCAGTTGTCAAAAATTTCCGAATGAAAAAGGAATACAGAGCGACAATAGAAGCAAAATTTAAATTTTAAATCAATAGAAATGTCAGAACAAAAAACAATTTACGCCGGGGGCGGGAAACAAGTAAAAGGGCAATACGGAACATTCCGGGCCATTACAGTTAATTTATCGGATTTGCCGAAAGAACATATATTTGAGTACAACGGGAAGAAGTACATCAAATTTAATGTATCAGACAAGCAAGAACCCGACAACTACGGAAAGGATGTTTCGGTTTCCATTAATACTTGGAAACCCGATACAGAAAAAACAAATTCTTTTCTTGAAGAAGAACCCCAACCGGAGGAAGTAAATGGCGATTTGTCATTTTAATTAATCAAGGGATGATTTTCGGATCATCCCTTTTAAATTTTAGAAATGAAAAAAAGGAATTTAACAAATGCAGAATATCACGCAAACAAAACTCATATATCTGCAAGCGGTCTTAAAATGATCGCCAAAAAATCGGTTTATCATTATTTAAACCAAGAACCATTTTCATCAACTGCGATGAATTTGGGTTCAGCTATTCACACAACATTATTAGAACCACAAAACTTTGACAAGGAATTTTTTAGAATGCCAAAAATTGATCTTAGGACAAAAGATGGTAAAGAGCAAAAAAAGGAATTGCAGAAAATTGCCGGGGATCGGATTTTATTAAAAGATTCAGAACTTGAAATAATTGATGGCATAAAATCCAATTTTGAAAAAGATGATCTTGCAAAACTCTACTGTCAAGGCGAAATTGAATCATCTTACTTTGGTGAAATTAATGGGGTGAAAGTAAGAGTTCGTCCGGATGTATATAATGGATTTCATAAATTCATAACAGATGTAAAAAGTTGTCAGGAAAATTTTCCTAACGCATTCAAAAGAGATTGTTATAAATATGGTTATCCATTGCAGGCGGTTTGTTATTCAACGTTGATGGGTATTGATCCAAAACAATTCCGATTTATCGCAGTTGAAACCAAATATCCGTTCAGTTGCCAAGTTTATGCTTTGTCTGATGAAATGATTGATTATGGCAAAAAACAACTTGAAAAAGCATTGGCAGAATGGAAGTTTTATTTAACAACAAAAAAAGCGGATTTGTATCA